CAACGAGTTGGCCTACGGCATCGGCCCCTACGAGATGGTGCTGTGGAACTCGGACACCGGGTTCAAGGCGTGGCCCACCCGCAAGTGGATGCACAACGCTGACAGCAACATGATCGAGCTGTGGCCGGTCCCCGATGCCAGCGCCATCGACGCCAACGCGATCATCCGGGTGCGCGGGACCAAGACCGTCACCAAGATGATCAACGACAGCGACGTCTCGACGCTGCCGGATAATCTCATCGTGCTGTTTTCGGCGGTCGAGATCCTGCAGCGCGACGGCGCCAAGGACGCCACACTGAAACTGCAGAAGGCCAACGAGGCGATGCGGCGCCATCGCGTGCGCCAGTTCAGCCACAAGAAGATCCGCCCGATCGTGATTGGCGGCGGCGGCGGTGACGCCCAGTCGCGGCCCGGACACCAGCCGGTGCTGGGTCTGGACTTCATACCCCCGGGCTATGGCTCTGGTCCCGGACCACACTAGATGGCGCAGGGCAGCAAGGTCTTCTCGGTCACCGACTTCAAAGAGGGCCTTGACGTCCGCAAGACGCCGTTGACCGCCCCGGGCGGCTCGCTGCGCATCCTGGAAAACGCCGTGATCAACAACGGCGGCGAGATCGAGAAGCGCCTGGCGTTCGTCAAACTGGCAACCACCGCTGCCGACGACGTGATGTATCTGTTCGGTCAGGGCGCCGGCCTGCATTTGTTTTACATGGTCGAAGCGCCCGTAACGATTACGGATCTTGGGTTGCCGGTGCCGATCACGCCGCATCCGCTGCCCACGCCGCCGGGCGATCCGATCACTTTTCTGGCCGACGTCGAACCGTTCGGCAGCAAGTTCTTTGTCTGCGGCTGGGGAACAAGCGGTCTCAGTTACTGCTGGTATGACGGCGTGCTGGTCCTGGAAGCGGACGGCAGCTACAGCCACGGCAGCTACGCGCGCACCTGGAAATCCAAGATGTATCGGATCGACGGGCCGTATCTGCGGTTTTCCGGGGTGAACAACCCGGCGCAGAACGACCCGGCCTCGGTGAGTGAACCGGGCGCCGGTTTCATCAACATGGCGCTGAACGATCCCGACGCCGAGAACCTGCTGAGCATGGAAGTCTACTACAATCAGATGGCGGTGATGGCGCGGGTGCAGAGCCAGCTGTGGACGCTGGACCCTGACCCGACCAGTGACACGTTGAGCCAGTTGCTGCGGATCGGTGTGGTGGCGCCGCGGTCGATGGTGCAGTTCGGCACCGGCGATGTCTTGTTCCTGTCCGACAGCGGCGTGCGCAGTTTGAAGGCGCTCTACGTCAACCTGGCGGCCAGCGTGTCGGATGTCGGGTCCGCCATCGATCCACTCCTGATCGCGGCTATCCGGGCAGAGGAAGCGACCGGGATACCGGGCATACTTTCGCGAATGGACGCGGTGGTGCAGCCCATCCAGGGGCGCTACTGGCTCAGCAGCGGTGCTGTCGGTGACACCATCTATGTGCTAAGTTATTTCCCGGCCGGCAATATCACGGCATGGTCGACCTTCGCGCCAGGGTTCACGGTCAAGAACTTCGCGCTGGTAGAGCAGAAACTGTTCTGCATGAGCGAGGTTGGTGACATCTACCTCTACGGCGGCGTGACCGGCATCGAGTATGAGGACTGCCTGGTCACGGTGCGCACGCCGCACATGCACGCCGACAGCCCGACCGAGAACAAGCGGATCAAATCGGTCGACGTGATGTGCCAGGGCCAATGGGCAATTAACATTGGCATGCTGCCGAACAACACCGAAGCGTTCGAGTTGGTCGCCACGGTGCAGGATAATACCTATGGTTTGATGAGCATCCCGTTCGCCGGTTACGGCACGCATTTTGGGCTGCACATGACGCATCAGGCGCCCGGTCCCGCGACCCTTTCGGCGGTGCATCTAAATTTATTGGAGGGGGTCACGAAGTGAGCGTAACAACCCTCGAACCGGATCAGGATCACATGATCCGCATGCACGCGGCGTCGCGCGAGGGGATCACCCACATCGTGCGCAACTTGCGCGACCGCGACCGGCGCGAGATCTTCGCGCTGCGCTGGGACGATGACGAGGACGCGCTGATCGAGAACGTCACCGCCAATGCGGGACCATTGTGGCGTGTGTGGTCCTGGGACAGCGAGCCGATCGCGGTCAGCGGCGTGGTCCCGGTGCGGCCTGGCGTGGTGATCTGCGGCGCGTTCGGGACCGACCACTATCGTAAAGCCGTCAGGCCCATCGCGCACTGGGCACGCACCTACATCATCCCGGCGCTGCAACGCTCGAACTATCATCGCGCCGAAGCTTATGCGCTGGCGTCCAACATGGACGGCAGGGCGTTCATCGAGCTGATCGGCGGCGAGGTCGAGGCCCTGCTGCAGGGTTACGGGCGCGACCGCGAGGACTTCCTGCTCTACACCTGGGACCTGACGCAGCCCGCTGGCCGGAGGACAAGACATTGTGCATGAGCGGCGGGCATAGCGGCAGCAGCAACAGTCCACAAATGCGGATTGCCAGCTGGACTGATCCGGACGGGCAGACTTATCAGCGGTTCGTCGAGGCGGGCGTGCCGGACGGTTACGCCCAGCAGGGCATCACCACGGTGGCGGAATACCAGACCAGGGCCAGCCAGGATCTGAGCGACAAGCAGATCGCGGCGCAGCAGAAGATCGCCGATCAGCAGCAGGCGTTCAATCAGCAGCAGGCCGATCAGCAAAAGGCGCAATACGACCAGCAGATCAAGCAGGCCCAGGACCAGGCCACCCGTCAGAGTGAATACGACACCGGGCGGGCCAATCTGCTGGGACAAGGCACCCAGCAGGTCAACGACGCATTCAGCAAGTTCAGCCCGGATTACTTCAACCAATACGCCAAGGATTATATGTCCAAGGCGCAGGACGATATTAGTTACCAACGCGATATTGCCCAGAAGAACCTGGGGTTTCAGCTGGCGCGACAGGGCATTTCCTCCAGCCAGGCCGGGGTCAACCAAGAGGGCCTGATCGACGAGAACGCCGGTCGCGCCACCGCGCTGCAGACCGCCAACGCGCAGTCCGCCGAGAACACGCTGCAGGGCAACGTCGCCGCCGCCAAGCAGAACCTGCTGGGGCAGGTCACGTCGTCGGAAAGCATCGGCTCGCCGATCGCGGGGTCCTCCGAGCAGGACGTCAACGCGGCGCTGAACACCCAGAAGAGCGCCATATCGGGCGTCTCCAGCCAGGCCGGCGATGTGACGTCCTCGCTGGCGGGTGTGCCCACGGTGTCACCTCTGTCGAACATCTTCGCCAATGTGCTGGGCAGCGCGGGAAGCTACCTGGGCGGACTGCAGGCGAATACCGCGTTGGGTGCCTACAAGGCAGCCGCGGCTGGTCTCGGCGGGACCAGTCCTAACGCCAGTAGCACGAAGTGATGAAGGACACGCGCCATGTGTGAGCCGATCTCGGCCAGCCTCGCGACCTATGCGACGATCGCCGCCGCCGCGATCGGCACCGGTGCGTCGCTGTATGGCGCCTCCCAGTCGGCGGCGGCGCAGAGCAAGGCCGCTGATGCTATCTCGCAGCAGAACCAGGCTACCTCGCAGGCGCAGCAGAGTGCGTTCAACCAGCGCCTGCAAGCCGGCCTGGCGCAGACCGCGGGCCAGACCTCGGCGATGGAACAGACCTTCCAGGACCAGCAGGCCGCGGCCCGCCAAACCGGCCAGGCCCAGACGGGCGCGTTGAAGTCCTACCAGGACGTTCTGAACACCGAGAACACTCAGGCCGAGAACCTGCGGGCCACCGGGGACCAGCAGGCGCAGGAACTGCTGGCCCGGACCAACGCGGCCAGCCTGGCGAAGGCGCAGCAGGACCAGCAGACCCAGGCCCAGACCCTGTTGGCGGCCAACATGCCCCCCGCCCCGGCGGGACCACAACCGACCGATCCGTCCGGCGGGACCAATGCGGTGGCCAACGACCCGGCCAACCGCGCCGCCGGCGCCCGGCGCACCGCGGAGGCTGCCACCAACATCCGGGATTACGGTTCCAAGATCGGCACGCTGAGCGCCTACGATGCCCCCACCAACGCGATCAACCTGGCGGTGTCGGCGAACAAGACCGGCATCATGCCGGCGGAGACCGCGGACTACCTCTTGCGGTCAGGCAGCGCCGCCCGTCTGCTGCCCTCCCAGGTGGCCTACGGCGCCGCCACGGGCGAGGGGCAGACCCAGCTGGGCCTGATCGCCTCGAAAGGCCAGAACGCCCTGGACGCCGCCGGACTGAGCTACGGCAATGCCACCGACATCGCCAACCTGGGCCAGAGCGACGCCACCACCCTGGCGGCGAACAAGGCAGCCCAGGCCAAGCAGGATGCCGCCTACCAGCAGAGCCTGGGCGGGATCGTTTCCGGGGTGGGCAACCTTGGTCTCTACGGCGCGGCCTACTACGGCGGCCTGGGCAAGAGCCTGCTGCCTGGGACCCCGACACCCGCGCCGGTCCCGACCTGAAAGGTGATCTGACATGCCCTACAACTCCAGCGGCGGACCACCAATCAACACCGGCAATGCGGCGTGGGATCAAGGAATTGGCTCGATCTTCAGCGGCGCGTTCCCCGACCCATCCAAGGTCGCCCAGGCGGGCTATTATGGCGCCGAGCAGCGCAACAAGCAGCTGCAAAGCTCCAAGCTGCGCGACCAGATGGCGCGTCAACAGGCGCTGGACGCGGCAGCCAACACCATGACCATGCCGGACACGAGCTACGCGCCGTCGCCGGAAGGCCCGAACATGCCGCCCATCATGCAGCCGCCGGGATCGGCGCCCCCGGCGCCCACCCTTAGTGCGACGGTCGCGCCGGGTCCTGCCACACCAGCCGCGCCGCCACCCCCGGCGGCTCCAGCGCCGGCTCCTGCCGCACCAGTCGCGCCTGCCGCAGGGACCGTTGGCGCCAACATGGCCCCCGGAGGGTTGAGCGGCCTGTTCGCCGGGGGCGGCGGGGCGGTTCCTGATGGCGGCGGCACCGTGCGGCTGGATCAGGGCACGCCACCACCCACGTCCTCCCCGGCACCAGGGGCGGGTGCGCCACCGGCGTCCAATGCCACCGCGTCGGACGGCAGCGTGCCGACCAATGACGCGGTCTCCGGCATCTTCCACCCTGGCAGCATCACGCCGCCGGGGGGCGGGAGAAAGACCACTGGTCCCGCCGACGCCAATGGCGCGCCGGCCAAGCCGATGATGACGGCGGCACAGTATGTGAACCTGGCTGTCAGTGCGGGTCACGACGCCAACCAGGCCCTGCTGGAATGGCGGTCCATGATCAGCAGCATGTATGACACCGGCAGGATCGATGAG